GGGTTTGGCCACCTTGGTGCGCCCAATAAGTTATAAAAACCCGATTCCTTAGCTAAGGGGGAGTCGGGTTTTTTTATTGGGATACGGAAGGAATTAAATGGCAACGAAACAGGAAATGCTCGAGAACGTTGAGAACGCAATTAACGCCCGCATGACCGGCGGTGCTGTTCAGTCTTATTCGATTGGCGGGCGCAATTTGCAGTACATCACTTTATCAGAATTGATGAAACTGCGGGATCAGCTTAAGCAGGAAGTCGCAAGCGGAGTATCCCGCACATCGTATGCGAGGTTTGATAATCCGGTATGAAGATAACAGAAAAGATTGCAGATACATTTGACGGTTTCATAGGCTTCTTCTCGCCTAAGACCGCATTTAAAAGGCGCATGTTCAGGCAGGCGATCAAGATTTCCGAGAAGTTCGGAGCTTACCGTGGTGCTGAGAGAAACCGCATGCGTTCGTCTTGGATTCCCGGTGGCGGTTCTGCGGATCAGGATATCATACCCGATCTTCCGGAACTCAGGGAACGTAGCCGTGACTTAAACCGTAACGACGCACACGCTTCGGGGATCACGAACACGATGACAACGAATGTTGTCGGGACTGGGATCAGACCGCAAAGCCGTGTTGACCGTGAGGTACTCGGGGTAAGCGAGAGCAAAGCGGCTAAGTTTCAGAAAAAAGCAGAACGTGCGTGGAAGATATGGCTTCCGTTCGCTGATGCGGGCAACCGCATGGACTTCTATGAAATACAGCAGTTAGTTGACCGCCAGATTCTTGAGAACGGCGAAGCGATTATCATTCCGGTAATGATTAAGGATAAAAACCGACCCTATTCACTTGCCCTTCAGGTAATTGAATCAGACAGGCTTGCTACCCCGCCGGAAAAACGTGGAGATAAAACTATCAGAGCCGGTGTGCGTATCGGTGAAAACGGCGAACCGGTTTCCTACTTCATCCAGAAAATGCATCCCGGTGATTACCGATACTCAAAGGCTGATGACAGGAAGTTTGTTGAAATACCCGCACGCAATGAATACGGCCGGGCGAATGTGTTTCATCTCTATCCGGTTCAGCGTTCAGGACAGACCCGGGGAGTTCCGTTCTTTGCCCCTGTCCTTACATACTTTAAGGATTTATCTGAATATGCGGAAGCCGAACTTGTAGCGGCTCGGATTGCGGCTTGCTTCTCGATCTTTATAACGTCCGAATCATCGATGGATGTTAATACAGGTTACGATCGTAATTTTAAAAATCAATTAATAGAATCTCTTGAGCCGGGCATGATTAAACATCTGCTTCCCGGTGAATCCGTTACTTCGTTTAATCCCCAGCGACCGAGTGCCACGTTTGAGCCGTTTGTTGAAAAAATGCTCAGAGCTATTTCAGCGGCTCTCGGATTGCCTTACGAACTTGTCGCAAAAGATTTTTCAAAGACAAATTATTCCAGCGCAAGAGCGGCTCTTTTGGAAGCTCGCAGATATTTTAAGGTACGTCAGGAATGGCTCGCACGGAAATTATGCCAGCCGGTCTGGGACATGGTTCTTGAAGAAGCGTATTTGCGAGGGGATCTCGGAGCAATTCCCTTCTATGAAAAAAGGCAGAACTGGGTTAACGCTTCATGGATAACCCCGGGATGGGAATGGGTTGATCCGCTTAAAGAAGCCAAAGCCGCAGAAGTCGGGATTAAAAACGGGATCGTTACCTACTCAGACCTCTTTTCGGCTCAAGGCAAAGACTGGGAGGAATGTTTTGAACAAAGAAAACGTGAAGAAGAAAAAATCAAGGAACTCGGACTCGAAAAAGTTGTGCAGGAAGATACAGGTAATGGTGACAACGCAGATGAGGACGGCACAGAACCTAACAATCGAAGTGAGGAGTAAATGATGAAGAAAGACTTTTTTAGAACAGATATCGCTCGTGCCGGCGATGTCAAGATTGATAAGGAAAACGCAGTCATTCATGGATTCGCAGTTGTGACCAAGGGCATGACGAAAGACTCTCGTGGTGAGTTTGACGATCAGGCACTGGATATGGTTGTTGATCTCGGGAATAAATCAAAGGTGGGCATTAAGTCCCGATTTGGTCACCCCAACATGAGCAGTACGGCGTTAGGCACGTTTTTAGGCAGAGTACGCAATTTCAGGCGTGACAGCGATATTGTCAGGGCTGATTTGCATGTGGACAAGACCGCTTTTGACACCCCGGACGGCGACTTGGCTGGTTACGTGATGAAACTTGCCGAGAGCGATCCTGAAATGTTCGGAGCGTCAATGGTTATCCACTGGGATGAGGAGCCACGGGAAGAATTGGATGCGGACGGAAACGAACTACCGCCGTTCATCCGTGTTCAGAAACTTCTCTCGGTTGATGTCGTGGATGATCCAGCGGCCAATAACGGTTTTTTCGGAAGCATGTTTTTTACTGACAGCGTGTTGCCGTCGTCCGAAATGACAGCGTTCTTGGATAAATTCCTGAACAATCCTGATGCGGTAGAAAAAACAATCGGGTTTTTAAATAGATATCGAGTCAACAGAGATATGTTTACGAAAAAAAATAAGGAGGTACCAGTGATGAATGAGTTAACGCTAGAGCAGTTAAAGACTGAGAGAAAGGATCTTTTTGATGCGATCTTTCAGGAAGGAAGTGCTTCCGGTGTTCAGCAGGAACGGGATCGATCAGTTTCGATTCTTAAAAAAGCGCAGGCGTTTGAAGGTTTAAACGACATGGCTTTAGAAGCTGTTGAACAAGGGATCACTTTGGATCAAGCGGTTATTAACTTCCAGCAGAAACGGCTAGACGATCTGGACAATGCTTCAGCTCCGAAAGTCGGGCCTGATGGCGAGGATGAACCGAAGAAGAAGTTAACCCATCTTGAAAGAGCGAAAGCCTTTCAGAGAGAGCATGGCGGAAGCATAACCGATGCGTTAAAAGCAACCGCAAAACAGGACGCTTAAAGAAAAAGGAGGAGCAAAATGTCACAGTTTAACATTGGGTCAAAAGCATTTGTTGCGGGAGAAGATTTAGAGGCTTACCGCAGGGTGAAGCTATCAGCCGGTAGCGGATCTCAGGTTGAGTATGCTGACGCCGGAGAAGATTTTATCGGTATAACAGCCGCTAAAGCTAGTTTGGGCGAGCATATAACGGTTGATTTGAAAACACGGGGACGCACGTTCAAGGTTGTCGCCCTCGATGCGATCAGTGCCGGCGGAGATTTTTACGGAGCGGATGACGGAAAAGTTTCTGCGGTTGTGAGCGGATCGATTCAGGGAAAAGTCTTGGAAGAATCAGCAGACGATTTGGAAGTCGTCGAAGTGTTAGTCGCCTAAACAATTAAAGGAGGAAAGTAAAATGCCAGACTATCAAGGAACAAGAGCAGTACCGAGGCTGGAGCTTGGGGAAGCGGCTTTGGAGTTTATCCAGAATGCGGATGAATTTATCGGTACACGTGTGCTTCCTATTTTCAGAACCATGAAGAAAGCAAGCATTTTCCCTGCTATCACCAGAGAAAGTATTACCCGGGAAGCGGACACCAAACGTGCTCCGAGAGGTAACTACAACAGGGATTCGTTTCAGGCAAAAGACCGCCAGTACAACTGCGAGGAACACGGTCTTGAAGGGCCTCTGGATGATTCCGAGCGTGAGATGTATGCATCTGACTTTGATTCAGAGCTTACAACCGTTCAGATTATCACCCGCAGGGTTCTTCAGGCGCAGGAGAAAAGGATCGCATCAGCTGTGTTTGATACGGCTACCTTTTCCGGTTCTAACCTGTACACGGATTATTCAGCCGCACCTTGGGACAACAAGTCCTCTGAGGTTATTGAGCAGGTGCGTGAAGTCCGTGAAAAGGTCAGGAAAAACTGCGGTATGGATCCTCAAACGCTTGTCATCAGTAAAGCCAATCTCGACAGGCTGATCGCAAACGACGGTATTAAGGGTGCGATTCAGTATGTCGCAAGGTTGACCGAAGCGGAGCTGTTGAACGCACTAGCTGACATTTTAGGGATCAAAAAGATTCTTGTCGGCCGGGCGATTTACAACACCGCCAAGGAAGGCAAGGCGTTTCAGGGTGCGGATATCTGGAGCGATGATTACGCAATGCTTGCTGTGATCGGCGAAGGTCAAAAACTCTCCGACCCTACCATGGGCAGGACGTTTTTGTGGACTTCTGACAGCCCCGAGAACGCAACTGTTGAGCAGTACAGGGATGATTCCGCAAGAAGCGATATCTTCCGTGTGAGACAGCACGTCGATGAAATGATCATCGATCCGTACTTCGCTCATTTGATGAAAGTTGATGCTTAATCTGTCAGGGGGGCTTTTAGCTCCCCTGCACAACTTGGGGTTTTTATATGCAGGAGAATTGCGTAACAAAAGAGGTCTGTAAAGAAAAGCATGACGCTTCAGGGCGTGAGTTCAAAACGGTTAAAGAGCAGTTAAAAGAACA